AAAAACATGTTTTTTCCAAAAGTCTTAAGCCTCTTTTCAAAAATGGACATTTATAAATGTCCAAAAACACTTTTACCTTTGACTTTTTGAGACACTTTTTCGCATTTTTTGTAAATTTAGAATATATATTGAAAAAGTAACTTAAAGAACCTTATATTATATTTTGCCAAAGTGGCTTAAAGAACCAAACCTAGCTTTTTTATACAAAAAAGAAACAAAAAAGGAAATAAAAAAAAGAAAATATTTATATTTTAAAAAGCTATACTAATCTACTACTAATTTTTTAACTACTAATTTTTTAACTACTAATTTTGGACTACTAATTTATTTTTTTGGCTTTCCTTTTTTCATCTTTTTCATCTTCAGTCTGGTATCGTACTCCTCGATTGCTTTGTAAGCTCCATACACTCGGATTGGCGGGCACTCGTCAAACACAGGATTGACACGACAAGGCACAAATTTGTGAACAACGTAAGTGCTCTGATGTCTCAAGTCTTCTAGGATATCTGGGCGCATTTGTTGAGTGCGATGACTAACGTAAACTTTGATTTGTTTTCGCATATAATTTGCGTCCCAATGTTGGTAACAGCTTTCTCCTTTTAAATATCCTGTGAAATCTGGAGATTCAAGCTGAAATATACTGTTCAAAACAAACCCAACTTGAGGTTTTGTCCAGCCTTCAATTAACCCCATAATGCGACCAGTATTTTGAATAACCCAGTTGTCAAAAAACTCGAATTTAATCGAAATTCTCATTTGTGTTACCACTGAAGAAAACTGACCAACAAGTATTTGAATTTCATCTGGTAAAAAGCTAATGCGAACTAATAACTGACGTTCTTCGTTAGCCTCTACTAACTTATCTTTTTCTTTTTTAATTTTTCCTTGTTCATTCTCTGAACACACGGAGTGAATTTTTAAGTAACTCATTTTGTAAAAGTGTTTGTAAAAGTGTTGAAATATATAAAAAGTGCTTTAAAGCGAATAATGATTTTTTATATATATTTTATATAAAAAATGTAAAATCATTTAATTAGTAAAAAAAATTTCTTGGAATTTTTTTTGGCTAAAGAACCATATCTTCAAAAGTTTTTCAGTTTAAGTAGCATACTGTAACCCAGCGTTGCCACCGACAAACGTTACCATGTTAATTCTTTCTTCAAAGAGTACTAAATTGAAATTATAATCATATATTCTCCAAGTTGGCTTATTAATACCGATAATATCACCTGTATCAGGGTCACAAATAGTTAAAATTTGCGCTAAAGGATCCAATTGTGGAATAACTGTTGTAAACTCAAATTCAATCTGATTAAAACGATTCATATTTATCGCACCAGATGGCTGTAAATTATAAGGTGATGTATCCAAACAAAAATTATAACAATATAACCCATCCGGAGCATTGCTAGCAGTTCTTGTATATTTTTCAATAAAATTATAAACACCTGCTGGTTGAATGTTCTCTCTATATTGGCCATCCAAAAGGATTCCAAGACCTAATAATATTTGTTTAATATTCTGCATGCTATAATCGCCTGTAATCATTAGACCACTTAAGGTTCCGTCAGGATTTAATCCTGGACCAAATGTCGCAGGCGGTGGATTCGGATTTGTATAACTACCTTCCGTAGGCGCCAATTGTAAATCATTTGGTATATAATTGTATGGCCAGTTTGTGTAATTAGACCATTCATTTCTTAAATTGGCATCACTTCGCTGTAAATACCACATCCAACTTGTTACTAAACCAATTGATTCTAATTGAATTTTGTTTGGTCCTGTTACATTATAGAATATATTCTCGTGTACTTGCTTAAATAAATACTTTTGTTCATTTTTTGCGAAGAGTTTAACTTCATCATTAGAGAGAAAAGCATAGGTACAATTTAAATTTATATCAGAGTTCCAAATTGTTCTTGTATCTATATATGATGTAGGACCTAACTCAATATCAGGTGGAGGTTGAAGAAATCTATAAAATTGTTGATAATATTGATTGAAATTCGGTGCGATATAAGGAAAATTATTTGTGTAATCAAATACGTCACGAATTCTGAATAACTCATTAATTGGTCTAAATGTAACTGTTATATGTAATTCATTGTATTGTAAAGCTACTAAAGGAAACGCTTGTTGAGTTTTTAATCCAAACCACGAATTTAACGGAATGTAAATTATTCTGCCACGTATTGAGGGTTCAGCTCCAGCTGGGTTGGTTGTATAATAAGCATTTGGATACGCATTTACACGAGTTCCCGCATTTGCCGGGTCATTAAGCTCTGGCACATTTCCAGACATTTGGTCGAATAAAGCTTTCTTACCTGAGGTAAAGTCTCTCTGAACTGATGATAAAAGATATTGTCCAGAGTATTGTTGAAGTGTTTGATTTCCACAAGTGATTAATATTTCGCTTACCATTTGTGCTCCAATATTGTCAATCCATTTGAATTCGTATGGAGCCCAAGGAGTATATATAGTTTCACCTACTGAATTTACAACCGTTTGGGGCGGCATAATTCCAGACCATATGTTCGGAAGCTCTACGCTGAGATAGCAGTCCATAAGAAGGTCTCCATATCTAGGCATTTTAAAGGTAAATGTAGATTCTTCATTGAGACGCAATGTACGAGCACCTTCGAAGTCCACACGAAATTTCTGGAGACCAAAGTTTGTGTATTTTTGATAAACAGACTTGAAGAAGGTTTTTTGCGGATTGCCGTTTAATATTATGTTTTGTTGTCCAGATGAAACAAGATTAAGTAAACCACCTCCCATACTTTTTAATTAATATATATAGTTATTTAATTCTAAATCAATTATATTCATCATAATATAATTTAATTATTTCTAATAATTCTGTATTTTCTTCCTTTTTAATTCTCTCTATTTGTCTTTCTATTTCTTCTTTTAAAACAGGCAAACGCGTATAAAGCATAGGATTAACTGATTTATTATTTTTATTTATATATTTATCAGGATTAAATCTAATAAAAACAAATTTTCCTGAATGTAACATATACAAATCATCATACCTAATTTCTTCATCTTTTTTATCATAACTCTTATGCTGATGTTCATCTGTTTCAATGCATAAAAGAGTATTTCCAATTAAAACACGATGGTCTATTCTTCTCCTATTGGTACAATCACAATTACCAGTATATAATGGTTTATCGTGTTGAAATCCTTCAAAATTCGCATTTATGTAATCTCTTACACCAATTTCTTTTGTTTTACATCTAATTTGATATGATAAAGGGTCTAAAGGAAATAAATTTTGATAACAATTACAACAATAACCTTTATATTTTTTATTAGGTCTTGAACCTAAGCAAAAATTTGCTTTACATTTTTCATGTCCTATAATATCTATCATATTTACAAGCTTGTGTGATGCACAATAAATAGGTGTTATTTCTCCTTCATAATTATAATTAGGTCTTATTTTACAATTTTCAACATTACAAGTTTTATGTGTAACATCATTCATATTTTCAAGTTTGTGTTCATAACAATATAATCCTTTTTTTTCATCACTATAATTAAAATTAGGTCTTAATTTACAATTTTCAAAATTGCAAGTTTTATGTTTTATATCAAGCATATTTTCAAGTTTATGTTCGAAACAATATACAGGTGTTATTTCTCCTACATAATTATAATTAGGAAGAGTTTTACAACCTATATATACACATTTTTTAGATTTAATATTTACCATATTTTCAAGCTTATGTTCACCACAATAAAGCAATATTGTTTCACCTTCATAATTACAAATTGGTGATTTATTACATTTTTCGTACTTACATTTTTTATTAGTAACAATTATCATATTTGGTAATTTATGTAACGAACAATAAATACCATTTTTTTCATCAGCAAAATTATAATTTGGTTGGGTTTTACAATTTTCAAAATTACAAATTTTATTTTTAATATTTATCATATTTGGTAATTTATGCGAAGAACAATATAACGCACAAGTTTCATTTTCAAAATTAAAAACTGGCAATATTTTACAATTTTCAAATATACAAGGCTTAGATTTTATATTTACCATATTTTCTTTTTTATGTTCTAAACAATAAATAGCTTTTGATTCATTTTCAAAATTGAAAGCTGGTCTTAATTTACAATTATCTCCTTGACATATTTGACTAGATAATTTATAATCTTCTTTATGGTCTTTACATCGTAAGGGTTTACCATAATTTTCTCCATAATTTGCGTATTTTCTACAAGTCTCAAAGTCACAAATCTTCGGCATTCTATATAATATACTAAATATTATATCTTTAAGTATATTACTCCTTACTATTTATTTTAATGGAGTAATTCTCCTAAATATTTCTAATATAAAATATAAAATATAAACTGAAAAACCTTTTAAGATACAACTCTTTAGCCAAATAAAATTCTTAGAATATTTACTATTTTAATGAATTTATATAATAAATATAAATTCATTAAATTCATTTTTTGCTAAAAGCACTTTAAAACAATCTTTATTATTCATATAATTTAAAAATGGTATTTATATACATACTTCAGTTAGAACAAAGAAAATATTATATCGGAAAAACAAATAATCCAACTTTTAGATTAGAAAATCATTTTGGTTCAAATGGTTCTGCTTGGACCAAAAAATATAAACCAATAAAAGTAATAGACTTATTACCAAATTGTGATGATTATGACGAAGATAAATATACAAAAAAATATATGGCAAAATATGGAATTAAAAATGTTCGTGGAGGGTCTTATGTTCAAATAGAACTTAGTGAATTTCATACAGAAGCATTAAAAATGGAGATTTGGGCTGCGAATGACCGATGTACGCAATGTGGAAGAGAAGGGCACTTTGTAAAAGATTGTTATGCTAAAACTGATATTTCGGGAAATAGAATAGAATATGAAGAATCATCTGATGATGAATGCGAAGAAGAAGAATCATCTGACAAAGAATGTGAATGGTGTTGTGAATATTGCGATAGAACATTTACAACTGCTTTTGGAGCTGGTGTTCATGAAAAATCTTGTAAAAAAAAGAATTCCAACCAAGACACTTGTTTTAGGTGTGGAAGAGAAGGCCATTATGCTACAACTTGTTATGCTTCGAAACACATTAAAGGATATTATCTTAAATAATATTCAATCAATTATAAAAATATATAACTTTTTTTATTTTAAAAATAATATAATATATTAAAGTATGTCTAGTTCAGCACCAGCAGCAAATCCATTAAATAATGCTTTAAGCTCAATTTCTAATATGAAAGACGATTTTATTTCTAATATGATTTTAGGCTTTATTTTATTATTAGTTATTCTTATGATTGTATACATTATATATTTAACAAAGCTACCTACTAAGGAATGCTCTTTTATGAATGATATATACGGTTCATTAAATGGTAATATACGTTCGATAGATGAGAGTGATCCTGATTGTGCCTATAATTTAAATGAATATTATGTTAAAACTGCTTATAATGCTTGCTCAGGCGGTAGCTATAAAAATGATTTTGTTGACATTTGTAATTTAAAAGCTGTTTTAAAACAAGGCGTAAGAGGATTAGATTTTGAAGTATATTCAATTGATAACAACCCTGTTGTAGCAACATCAACAGCTGATAATTTTTATATAAAAGAAACATATAATTCAGTAGATTTTACTGATGTTATGAATACAATTCAAAACTACGCTTTTTCTGGTAGCACCGCGCCTAATTTTACTGACCCAATAATTATTCACATAAGATTTATGTCAAATAATCAAAATATGTACACAAATTTAGCAACACTTTTAAAATCATATGATACAATATTGTTAGGAAAAGAATATAGTTATGAAACTTTTGGGCATAATCTTGGAGGTGAGCCATTGCTAAACTTTATGAATAAAGTAATACTTATTTTTGACAGAAGTAATACATCATTTTTAGAAAATAAAGATTTAATGGAATATGTGAATATGACAAGTAATTCTATATTTATGAGAGCATATAATTATTATGATGTTAAAAATAATCCTGATTTAGAAGAATTGAGAGAATATAATAAAAGAAATATGTCCATTGTTTTTCCAGATAGCGGCAGCAATCCAGTAAATCCAAATGGTATTTTATCTAGAGACGCAGGATGTCAAATGGTAGCAATGCGTTATCAATTTGTAGATAATTTTTTATTACAAAATACATTATTTTTTGATAATTGTAGTTATGCGTTTTGTTTAAAACCAGAACATTTAAGGTATAAACCTGTAACAATACCTGAAGCAACACCACAAGATCCTGCGTTATCATATGCTACTAGAAATGTTACAACTGATTTTTATAGTTTTGATTTTTAAATATTTTAAATAATATATACTTAAAAATAAATATATATTATTATTAAATGGGATTATTTCAATCGAAACCTAAAGAAGAAACTAAGATTGAAGAAATACGAATCGAAGAAGAAGCTAAGTCTGTTGAAGAAGCTAAGTCTGTTGAAGAAGTTAAGTCTGTTGAAGAAGTTAAGCCTGTTGAAGAAGAAGTTAAAACTACAAGAGAATCTGATGTTTCTTCAGAAACTAAGTCTACGGATGATCCTAAAAAAAGAAGAAGATCAAAGAGAAAAAATAAAAAAGATACAGAGTTATCTTCTTAATTTTCTTCTCTTTGATTTTCTTCTTTTTGATTTTCTAGACCTCTTTGTTTTTCGGTGTCTTTTAGATTTTCTTAATAGTCCTCCAGACTGAGTACCAGATACAGCAGGACCTTGTCTCTCTTTGACATCTCGTTGATTTTGACTTTCTACTTGTTGGGATTGATATGCTTGTTGTATTTGTTTTGCTTCTTGTAAATTTGGTTGAATATCCCAGGGATTTACTTGTTGTTGCATTATATATATATATTATATATATATATAACAATGATTATAATATATTTAAGGCAATAAAAATATTACTTATTTTTTTGACCTTCTTGATTTTCTATTTCTAGTTCTCCTAAATTTTCTAGTTTTTTTCCTTCTTCCACCTATGTGTAACATTTTTTGTTTTATTAATTTATACTCATCTGGTCCTCTAATATAATTATTATTATTTATATTTTTGATACAACTTGGTTTCATTTTTAGTTCCTTTATTTTTTTTGATTCTATGTTCATTGTATATTATTAATATATTATTAATATACTTAAAAATATTAGTATATTATAGTAAAATGGGCTCACATATATCCAAAATTAAAGAACAAAACGCAGTAAATTATCATTGTCCTGTATGTAAAAGTTCAAACAAAATTCCAAATCTAGTTGGAAAATTTATTTTAGTAAACGAACATAATTTTAAGTGTAATGGTTGTAATCATACATTTAACGCAAACATTATACATTCTTCATTTATTAATAAAAAACCTATAACACTTGAGCATGCTATAAAAGTATAATACGTATATAATAATTATATAATTATTATATATACATGAAAAAAGAAAAAATTTGTAAAGACCTATCTTTTGAAGATTGCGAATTAACCATTTTACGTATGGCTGTTGATAAAGCAGAAGAAAAAATTGGTAAGCGTATAGTTAATTCAGAAGAAGTTAAACAAATTATAATAATTGTTGAAAATTTTATTAAAAAAAAAAATCTTATAGTGTATGGTGGATTAGCAATTAACAATATTTTACCAAAAGAAGACCAGTTTTATGATAAGGATGTTGAAATTCCAGATTACGATTTTTTTACAACAAACGCATTAGAAGATGCCAAAGAATTATCTGATATTTATTTTAAGGAAGGATTTACAGATGTCGAAGCCAAATCAGGACAGCATCACGGAACATTTAAAGT